CAGGGCGACTTCTTAAGCTCTGCCAGCTCGCTCAATATATGGTCAGCGTCTTTTAATCTCATTTTCATCCCTCCCCGCATATTAGTAATCTGAATGTCTCGCGGCCTTTCGGCGTGATCAGCGTCTGAAGTCCCGCATGGTCCGAATACCTCGCATTGTATTCCTTAAGTTCGAACAGGCCCTTGTTCTTCTCGGAATATGGCTTGAGCTGTCTTTTCTGATCCCGGTATATATATTTATGGTCTATCAGGAATGTTATGAATGCCTTCTCGCCGATACCGAGTTCTTTCGCCGTGTCTCTGAAGCTCGTGAGAAGCTTCCTCTCAACCAGCTGGTCAAAGTATTCTGCCTTCGGTTTCATCTCGGCGATCTGCCTGTCTCTGTCCTGGATGATGTTTTGCGCTACGACCAAAGCGTTCGCGACTATCTGTTCCGGGGTCATGTTTTCCTGACCTGCAATATATCCGCCGTTCTTTCTTACCGACGGGATCACTTCGGAAGTGATCCACTTCTTGAACTTCTTCGCGCTCTCAAGTTCGCTTCCCATGATCAGGGAGTACATTCCGCTTTCATTGATGACTGTCATGTTTCGCCTTTGACCTGATGTCGCGATCTGCGACACCATCTTCTCTTCTTCGTCCACATGCTTCGCAAGAGCGTCCCTTGTGTTGCTGTATCCGAGAGCCGCCGCGATGTCATTGCCTACGAACCACGGTTCGCCTCCGATCTCGACCGTCCGGATCTGTCCGAATTCATCATTGTTGAAGATCTGTATATCGTTCATGCCGCCTCCTTTCTGCATTTATGCCGTTTTTTTAATGTTCTGTACGTTTTTCGTACACTTTCGTACACTTTTTTTCTTTTTGCTACGCTTTTTCAGTTCTTCGACATATGTTTTGAGCCATGCATCGAAGTATTCTTTTTCAGGCTGCTTATCATATGCTGCGTACCACTGGATGATCTTATGCTCTTTTATCTCTACCGTGATGAATGGCACATCCGGTTCGGACGCTTTTCGAAGGAACAGGATGAAGCTCTCTCCCCTGTGATGCTTTCCCAGATAGTGATCACCGCCCACACAGTGATGAAGGAGCCTTCCCTCTGTTACGATCTCGGCCGCATCCTTTGCCGGTCTGATGATATAGCCTGCTGCCGCCGCGGAATATCTCTCTGACAATGTCGGGTATCTTTCGGTGATGCATGGAAATCTCTCATTCACCTCCTTCATGCGTTTATCGAGCGCCCTCTTTTCTGTCTCGATAACCATCTCGTTATGCCTGCGGTGTATATCCTTCGGCAGGAGATAGATCTCGTTTGACAGATCATAACCTTCCTGGATACGCATCCTGATGTAATCGAAGTATTCCGTATATACCGTTGAGGGGCAGAACTCGCCTTTCGTCTGTTTTTCGATATACCTTTTGAACTTGCTCGGCAGAACATGCTTATATACCTGGATTATCAAATGCCTCTCTTTCGGTGATGAACTTGTAAGCTGTCGTTTTGCGATCTCAAGCTCTTTATCGTTCCAGTGCTTTCCTGTCTGCCTTTCTGCCTGAAGCGTGAGAAGTACCTCCCACGCGCCGCGCTGATCTATCAGATTCTTCACTCTGGTCTTGTATATCCCGAGCCTTGAATAATATGTCCCGGATGAAGCCCTGTATCCCGTCCCCCACTTCCATATAAGGTGGTGTAAAAGATACTTCATCCCGCTTTTTGCGATCATCTCGAAATCTGGATAATGCGCTGCGGCTTCGTAATATCTCACCGTCGGGTACTGTTTGCTGTAACATGAGCAGTCCCAGTATTCTTCATCCCTCGGATCGGGGATATACATAAACATCGGGGTCTTTTTTATTTCCTGCCAGGTCCACGGCGACAGGAATGAATCCTCGTTGTTCTCATCCGGCAGGCCTATTGATCTCATACCGCCAAGATTGTGATCTATCCATAAAGTCTTCCCGGTCCATGGATCATAAACGTGATAATCCTTCTGAGCCTTCCTGCCTTTTGTCAGATATACCCTGATATATTCTGTGGGTTCATATTCCGTTTTCTTGTCGCGGTACATGATCTGATCGACGCTGAAGATCCTGAAGACGAAATCTTCGCCTATGCGCTGACCGATCGTGTATTTAAGAAAATGATGTGTGTATCTACTTTTAACCTTTCCCTCTGCTTTGTACTTCGTTTCGTATCCGCACAGTTCGCACTTACCGGGCTTATTATGTGCCGGATGGATCAGATGCTGGGCGTCAGCTTCAAAAGGATCCTCGCTTGCTTTCCACAGGCCGACATACTTACGCCCGCAGGCACCGCAGAAGCAGGTCGCAAGTGCACCGTGCTTTTTGTAATAGATATATCCTTTTGTCGGGAAACGCTTTTCTATCCATTCCATCTCCCTCTTCGGGATCTTACGCAGGCGGGCGGCTCTCTCTTCTATCGTCCTTTCCATACTCAGCCTCCGTAATACTTTGAAATGATCTTCTTTGCCTCGCCCATTCCGGGGATACCAAGAGTGACCTTACTTGCTTTGATATTTGCCTCTTTAATGATCTCTTTGTCGATCGGGATCTGATGACTGAATGACCAGGATAAAAGAGCAGCGATACATCCTCTGAGGGTCTTACCCTTCTGCCTCACCTGCTGTGACACCTTATTGTCCTCGATGCATCTGGCCTTTATGTACTCGACCCAGTCTTCCATGATCTGCTCCGGCTTAAGCTCGCCCGCTTCAATCTCAAGCTTTCCCAAGGCTGCGCCCATGTCATCGCAGATGATAGGGACCGCATTCTGCATATATAGGTTTGCCATCTCTAGGTCGATACCGTTCTCTTTGCAGAGATCCTTCAATGACTCAATGTCGCCCTCGGCCTTCAGGCCCTCGGCGGTCATATTTATTTCTTCGGCTGAGCCGAATTCTCCGAATCTGTCGAACATCTTTCATTCCTCCACTTTCTCAGTTCTTTTTCTGCCTCGTTCTTCATCCATTCAGAATATGAATGGTCTTCCTGTTTAACCTCTTCAACCGGGATGTCCTTCTCATAAAGCATTTTCAAGAGATCCGCATGCATGACGGGCTTTCCTTTATAGCCCCGCCAGTTGCTTTCATGCCATTTCTCAAGCCTTTTTCCCTCGTAAAGTCCTACAAGATACCCGCTAGTAGTGAACAGGGTCACAGGCTGCTTTTTGGTGATCCTCGAAAACGCCTCCGCTAAAAGCATTAATGCGGCTTTGCAGTCATTCACTGCCTCCATTTTTACCACCTTCGTGAGTGTGGCCGGTCCTTTCGAGGTCTGCGTCTCAAGTATGTAAATGCCGATACCATCAGTGTTTCTCGGACTTCTTGCGGTTGAATATAGATATAAATTTATCAACTGAAAATCGCCTCCTCACAAAGCTTTTAAGCCGTTTATAGATGTTTTGTTCTTCGGGTGCCGGTTCTTCGGGTGTCATCCTGATGTATGAATATGCCATATACTCATAACCCGCTGATGTCACTCCCTTAACGACCGAATCTTTATCAAGAACCCATCCGTCCTTCCTGGGCGGTTCCTTCCGGAACGATCCCGACATGACGATCCTTTTCTTCACTATGGGCTTGTCAAGGTTCCGGGACCCGTACCACCGCTTACCGACTAGCTTGCCCTCAGTCTCTTCGGTCTTGTCTGCGTACTTGATGAAGTATGCAGCAATCCTTCCGTACTGCCCGCCGGAATAAAGAGGGTCTACATGAATGCCTCCGTGATCCCAGCACTCAGAGATCAACGATAGAGGTATCTGGGATATGACCATGTGAGCATGCCTCGCTCCTCTCTTCCCGATCTCCTTCACGAACACATACCGGATGTTCGGGGCCCGCCTCCTTAATCTCTTGATGAAGTTAGCCATGCACTTCTGCATGTCGGCTGATGTCTGTACTTTGTCCTTGTCTTTGAAGAAATCCAGCCGGATCAGAAGATCACCATCCTTGAAGTTGTTGTTCAGGAGTCTCCTGAGCTTCTTCTCCGCCTGCCTCTGATTTGCTTTTTTGATCCGCTCCTCGGAAGGGGCGGTTCCCTTCTCCCTTTTTGCTCCGGGAGGGTGTATGTACCACGAATAATATTTGATGTGCTCCTCAATCTTACCGGTCACACATATTTCTTCGATGTATGGCATTTTAATCTCCTTTGGTCGAATAGATAAACGCTTTAGCAAGGTGAAAAAGGAACGTGAAGTTCCTGTTTTCCTTGACTTTTTTCGGATAATGCCATACAATATTCTTGGTCGAAACATCAAGGCATTATCTATGTATACTTTCACAAAGAGGCTCGGTTTTATACCGAGTTTTCTTTTTTGTAGGGATCTATACCCATTTCCATGAGATGGTGAAAACACTCGACATTCACGGTATATTTCTCGTTCCTGTTCCTGCGCTTTTCGCAGTGCTCATCGCACCACTTCCGGTCTAACATCTCAGCTATCTCCTGAATATTTGATCCGTATATGCATCTCACGGCTGACATATGATCACCATCCCCTTCGCCTGGGCATATCCATACTCACGGTTCGCACCGCAGGAATTTTTCCAGCCCTTGAGCATGTAAATCTCATCGCACATGTCTAACAGCACCATGTCCAGCTTCATGTAATCTTCATATTCCGTATCTTCCGGAAGACAGGACGCGATCAGCGACGGATTGATGACCGAGTATCCTTCTTTTTCCAGGGCGGTCTGAGCTTCGTTGAATCTCTTCATGTGGTCGGGCTGATTAGTGATCGGGCCCGACAGATACACTTTTGTCTTCATACTTCTCCTTTCTGTTGCGACGTCGCAACGGCTTCATCCTTCAAATTTGCGAAAAAAGCGACGTTGTCTTCCTTCTCATACCGGGCAATGTCAGCGATCGACATCCTGTTATTGAGCGGATACACGCCCGACTTGATATAGTCACCGCCTCTGATCACCCGATCTGTGACATTAAGGACCACTGCGACAACCTCGGTACCTTCCTTCAGTTCCTTTACGACATCATCCCTGTCGATTTCTTTGTAATTTCTCATACTCCCCTCCTTAATCCAGGTAATTTTTCAGGATCAAAAGATCCGCAGCTATAAAAATCAGTAACAATAAACAGTTCATACTCAACCCTCTTTCGTTAAGCTCTCATACAGGCACTCGGCCAGAACGCTCGCCACTATCAGAGCCCCGCATAAAATATAAATAAGTACATCCCTTGTCATATAAATCCCCTCATAACCTTTACTATCTCGCTGTCAGTTGATTGTGTTTCCCGGAAGATCTCGGACAGATCCTTATATGTGAACTTGTTCTCCGCTATCTTCCTGCTTAATGCCGGCTGGGTGATCCCGAGCTTCTTCGCCATACTCGTCTGAGTCTGACCGGTCCTCTTTATCTTCCGGTCTACCCAGTCCCCGATCCCGTCAGCGGCTGTTAGTCGAACTTTAGGCATGTGTTTCTCCTTCCTGACGTTGAATGTCCTGCCATTTGCGTATGAATTTCCTCAGTTTTGGATACCATTTTTTATCTTGCAGCCTGTCCCATCCTTCAGGAGACAGATTGAAAGATATCCCGATGAATTGCAGTTCAGCGTCTGCAAAAAAACTGCTAACAAACCAGCTATCATTTTCGTTTTTCTTCATACTTCCTCCTTTTATTTCGGGCTACGGGATTGGCTACTACTTTGTTGGCTATATATTTCCGGTCAGCATTATCACAAATAATTCAATGGCTACTGCGGTAATAATTCCGGCTATAAATCCGATTACCTTTACCAATATCCTCACGCCGTTATTTTCCATACTTCCTCCTGTCTTTATTTGTGTTCCGTTTCGTGAACTGGCTTTGTAAAAAAATATATCACATAATCCTCTGCCGGAATGTCAAGAGAATCCGCCCACTCTGTAATAGTCTTCTGATCAAGTACCACTTTTCCGTTCATATACTGTGATACATACGAAATTGATCTGCGAACAGCTCTGGCGAAGTCGTTCTGTGATCCATATTTCTCTATGATCCGGCCTCTGAGCTTAGAAGTGTCATACATTTTTGAGCCTCCTTTCTATATTTTGTGGTGTTCCGTTTCGTGAACGCAATATAAAGATACCATCCTATTTTTTAATTGTCAATACATTTTTTCTGTTTCGTGAAAATCTTTTTGCATTTTGTGAAAAAATATGTTATTTTGACCTTGTGAGGAGGTGTGCTTATGGATAACAAAAAGGTGTCTGACTCAAAAAACCGCATCAAAGAGCTGATGACATATTATGATCTGTCTCAGACGGATCTCTGCAAAAGAACAGGTCTTCAAAAATCAGCTTTGTCGAATTATCTTTCCGGTTCAAGGGAGCCGCGTCAGGATCAGATCTCTTTGATCGTTGATCCCTTTAATATTAATCCCGCTTGGCTTATGGGCTATGATGTCCCGATGTTCCTTGAGCCTGCTGCCCTGTCCAGCCTTCGCAGGGATGAGGTTGATCTTCTTAATAAGTACAATTCCTTGAATGCCGCAGGCAAGAAGGAAGTACATAAATATATCAATATGGTCGCGGACCGTGATGAATATAAACTAAAAGGGGACGCTTCCGAGCACTCAGTGAGTGCCGTCGGATGATATGAAAGGAGGATCTCATGAGAAGAAGTATGATGTTACTTGTTATTTTAGGTTTAGTTCTTGCCGGATGTGGCTCTCAGCCTGTCGCCCAGGTTGAAAAGCCTGTGACCGAAGTTGCTGAGACGGTCGAAAAGATCGCGCCCGCAGTAGAACCCGAACAGGCCCAAGAGCCAACGCCCGAGCCTACGCTCGAACCGACTCCCGAACCCACGCCGGAGCCGACGGAAGAGCCGACACCCGCACCGACCGAAGAGCCTACGCCCGAACCTACTCAGGCGCCGGTCGAAGAAATGACCATGAGTCAGAAGAATGCGGTCAGAAGCGCCCAGAATTATCTGGACTTCACTGCTTTTTCCCGCGACGGGCTTATAGAACAGCTCTCTTCCGAATATGGTGACGGCTTCCCGCGTGAAGACGCAGAATTCGCTGTCGCATATCTTGAAGAACATGACATGGTTGACTGGTATGAGCAGGCCGTACTGGAGGCACAGAGCTATCTCGAATTAACTACTTTTTCCCGGGATGGGCTTATAGATCAGTTATCCTCGGAGTATGGCAGCCAGTTCACAAGAGATCAGGCAGAGTATGCCGCCGATCAGGTCGGGTTCTGATATGAAGAGCGTAAAACTACCATCCGGATCATACAGAGTTCAGAAGATGATCGACGGTAAGCGTCACAGCTTAACCTATGATCATGATCCTACCAAAAGAGAACTGGAGCGGGATGTTGCCAAACTTCGCAGCACGTCACCGGTTGATAAAAGGCTCACTTTCAAAAAGGCCGCTGAGTCTTATATCGACATGAAGAAGAACATCCTGTCTCCGAGTACGATCCGGTCATACAATACTATTATTAATAATGCTATCCCGGAAAGCTTTCTGAAAAAGGCCTTGACTGATCTGACTGCTGCCGACGTTCAGATCCTGATCAATGATCACTCGAAAACTCATAAGCCAAAAACCACGCGCAACCTTCACGGGTTTGTTTCCGCAGTCGTCGGGATGTTCCGCCCTGAGCTCATGCTTCACACTACGCTTCCGCGCAAAGCTGAATTCAAGCCTTATGTTCCTTCGAATGACGATATAAAAAAGATCCTTGATGCTTCTTCCAAGGACCCCGGGAGTCATATCCCTTTTCAACTCGGCGTTATGGGCCTGCGCCGGGGTGAGATCTGCGCCCTCACTCTGGAAGACATCAATGGGACAGAGCTGAGTATAAACAAGTCACTCGTTCGTAATGACAACAAGGAATGGGTCATAAAAGAACTTACAAAAACGGAGGCAGGTATGAGAGAGATCTATATCCCGAAGAAGCTCGTGAAGGAGATAAAGAAAAACGGTTTCTTTTATACAGGTACACCTAACAATCTTGTAAAAAAACTAAACCGATACCAGGATCAGTTGCAGATCCCTCGGTTTCGTTTCCATGACCTCAGACATTTCTTTGCTTCATATGCTCATAGTGTCGGAATGTCCGATGCTGACATTATGGCGTCCGGTGGGTGGAAATCCGACTATACCATGAAAACAATATACCGGCATGAGATGAATGCCCGGGAAGGTCAGAAAAAACTCTTTGATGCTTTGCTCTGAACAGGCTCTGTTTTTTCGTGTGCAATCGTGTGCAATTTCGTGTGCAATTTTATTATTACAACTGTTTATAAAGCCTTAAAAATCGTAATGGTTTTTTTATCAAAAAACCTCTTGTTCAAAGGCTTACAGGCCTATAAAACAAGAGGTTTTCTGATGATTTTAAGAGCTGCCGGCGGCGGGACTTGAACCCAACAAAACAATCGCAAGATGCTGATATATACTCTATTCCAGATCGTCGTGTGCAATTTCGTGTGCAAATACTAAAAACAGAGCTGACCCACGACAGCCAGCTCCATTAAAAGTAATACATTTGAAAAGTGTTTATATTATAACATCAATAAACCTACAGTCAAGTTTTAATTATTTCCAATAATGCATCTTGTAAAGTTTTAGAAAAGTTAATGCCCATTTTTTCTGCCTTCTGATTCAGATAATATGGAATAGTAACATTTTTTCTAACTGATCTCGAATCATGCTCTGCTCGATACTCTGAAAAATCAACGTCGACGACATATTCCTTTTCATCTTCAACCTTCATATACTCAACCGAATATGGCATCGGAATATCTTTTCCTTCATCCTGAAGACTTATTCCCCTTAGACCTATTGCATCTCTGGCCATAAATAATGCATCCGCTATATCTTCGCCTTGAGTATGATTACCAAAATCTGGAATAGTTACAGCACACCACCCGTCTCCGGTTTCCTTTATAAATACCGGATATGCCAACCTCCTTGACATAGCACACCTTCCTTTCACATCTCACCCCTATAGTCACTAAAAGCAGGTAATACAATTAAAAGAAGAGGGACAGAAGTCAGGGCTTATTTAAGCCCCGCTTCTTTTAATATCCCTTTCGCGGTATCTTCATTGATTTCTTTATGTCTTGGAATAGTAATCTGAATGTTACCATTTCGGTAGATGTCGTGGTTGCTACCGTGACGAAAGAGTTCAAATCCGTTATCGGTAAGAGTTTTAATTAAATCTCTTCTTTTCAAATGCATTACCTCCTTTCTGATTATTATTATACGCATATTATGCGCATTGTCAATACTATTTCTATTTTCTCATTAAAAAAAGAGCTCTCTTTTACGGCGTGCCTGTACCGAGAAGAGAGCCCTTTGTTTGGGGAGGTGCATGAAAAAAAAGAAGTATTCTATTTACCGACAGAATTCCAGGTATTTTTACCGATAATACCATCGGCTTTAAGCCCATGGGCTTCCTGGTAATCCTTTACGGCTTTTTCTGTATTCTTTCCGAAGATGCCGTCTTCTACGCCACAGAAGAAGCCTGAAAGATTAAGATACCTCTGCCAGCACAGTACATATTCGTTCTTGTCACCTTTTTTGAGTGTCGGGAAGTATACTCCGGGTGCAAGAGCTTCTTTCACCTCAACAGGATGTCCGAGAACTTCTGCATCCCACTCATACAGCTTATAGCTGTTGATCGTGTTCAAAAGCGTCGTGCTGTAAGTCGGTGAAGTTGCGTACCCGTCAGCCTGAACATTATTGCAGGCTCTCACATAATCAGTTACGCCCCGAAGATTTGCATATCTGTCCAGCCGATTAAATAAAGCAGAGTGATCATTAACAGACTCCAGCCAGGACGGATACTTACGGAAGTTTGCAAGCACTCTCTGCGGAATCCCATTGTAATATTCGGTCGTCCACATCTGTACAGACTGACCATTATATTTTCCTTTTATCCCGAAGAGGTTATTCGCCTTGGTCGTCAGTCCTGAGTTTCCTCTGCTGCTTTCGATAAAGGCCTGCGCCGCGGTCAATGATGCAAGGATTTTTGTTTCCCTCATGTCCGTCAGGACATACGGCTTTAATTTATCAAGAAATGATCTGTCAGAATATGCCATGGTCAACCCTCTTTCTTATACTGGATCGTGCTGATCCCGAGCAACGCACCAAGTAACGTTGCGACTGCGGTGATCGTCTGCGCCACCATCGGCGCCACATCACCCCAGTTCCATATTTTTCCAAGTACCACAATAAATGTTGATAATGCCGGAAGCGCAACAATCGCGATCCACTTCAAAACATCAAATAATCTGTTAGATAATTTCATCTCTGTCCCCTTTCGCATATGAAAAACAAAATGGCCGCAGTCATGCCGGCCATAATAAAACAAGTTGCAATAATATATATCATATACTCATTTCCCGTCATCTATGTCGCTTTTGATGTCCTTTACTTCAGTTTCCACAACTGTCATCCGTTCTTCGAGTTTATAAGTTCTCTCGATGACATTGTTGTATTTGTCCTGTTTCTTTTCCAACTGTTCCAGCCGATATATGACGAGCCTGTTACTCGCCATGATCCCGCCAAATGTTCCTGCTAATGTTCCAAACAGAGATAAACCCCCGACAATTATTTCCGGTGCCATTTCATCCAATCCTCCCTTTTATCCGATAGCCACATAACAAAACGTTTTCCCCGCAACACCGCTTCCCTGTTTTTCCATCGTGAACCCATCCGAATCAATGGAAGCCAATCTGTTATTCGTGCCTGATCCAAGATTTTCAACTGATGGCGTTGAAGCCATATTGGACAAGTATTGTGTTGTGCTTAAATTCTCATCATACGCATACTGATAATTGTATGAATTAGTACTGTAATTGCCGTAAATATGCAGTTTTTTTGGCTTGAATCCGATATTTATGTGAGTTGTTGAGGATGTGCTACCTTGAAGCGTTCCGGAAGCGTATTTTACACCGCTGCCGCTCGTCATACACCTATATAAAGCCATCTCGCGCCTCCTTACAATTTAATATATACGCGTACCTTGGTTACATTGTCCGAGCTGTTGAACTTCACTTCTAATGTTCCCGAACCGACCACAACGTCCGAAGGTGCGACCCCATAAACATCCGCATAAAAATCAAAAACGCAAGGCGTCCCGATAATCTCATCGTTTGTGAAGGTGAATGTATCAACCCCGCCCGAAGTCGTTTTTGTGTCGGTTTCCATATATATGGAATTGTCGATAATGGAAGGAACCTGATCGACCTCGATGATCTGCTTTATATATGTGGTTGCTGTCGCTGAACCAACATGACCAACCTCGACAACCGAACCCGATCCCGCTGGGCCTTGCGGTCCCTGTGGCCCCTGCGGCCCCTGTGGCCCTGCCGGACCCTGCGCACCGTCTGCGCCATTCGTCACCGTGAAAGTATCCGTCGTGCCGTCTGTGTATGTGATAGTGTATGTATCAATAAGGCCCGATGATCCTGTTTTTGAAATATCAGAAACACCCTTCATCCCTGATGCAGATATTGTTTCCTGCGTTCCGTCTGCGTATATGATCGTGAAAAGTGAATTCTCAAATGTAAAGCTATGTATCGCTTTATCTGATCCCTGGACAAGTCCCTCGACGCAGTTGCAAAGTGCTTGAAGCTGTGAAGCGGATATCCCTGTTCCTGATCCGTCCGTCCATGTTGGCGCTGTGTATGCAAGAGCCATATTTTCCCTCCTTAAACTGATTTATATGAATCTGTCAAAACCTGTTCACCCGTGATTGTCCGATTAAGAACAATCGTTGTGATGCTGTCGCTTGATGGCGTTAATATTTCAAACGTATCCCCTGCCTCGACATACGGCAGACCGCGCCCGACGAATTCAACCGGCATATATGTCACACCCTGAATATTTGACGCGATGACCGCGCACATTGCCTCGATCTGTTGCGCTGTCCATGTCGAATTATCAATAATGTCATTGCTGTCGAGGTAATATATCTGATATGTATTCACCGGTGAATCCGCGCTGAAACCGGGCAGATAATAAGTATATTCACAATCAACATTGCTCGTGTTTTTGTACTGACAGACCACCGCGCCGAAAGGCGTTGTATAATCATCGTCATACCAGCACGTTTGATAATCTTCCGGAAGAAGCTTTCCACCTGTCACACCCTCGGGATATACGTCATCATCAGGATATAGACTGCTTGCCGGCTTTAGTCCGAACCTCTGTTGTATGTTTATGAGTTTCAGCATTCCGAACCGGTCGAGATATCCGAACATTCCGCTCAATTCAAGAACCTTGTCGAACAGTTTAATATAATCAAGCGCCTCGGTGTCGAATGCGTATGTTATCGGAACAGTTTCTACCGGAATATTGCGCGGAACCGTGAAGGTAACTTTAGGATAATTGTCATAGTTGACCTGATACAATTTGATTTTTGCCTTGTCCCGGAATACGCTTGATGAGATCACTTGCATACTGCCAAGCCTTTGTACTCCGAGATATATTTTATATGGCATAAAAATATACCAGCGCGACAAGGTTTCCGGATCATACTGCCATTCCTGATAAGGGTATATATATGATCCCTTTTGTGTCGGTGTATCATTTGAGATATATTTTGTTCCAGGTCCGAACAGAACCTTTTTCTGCATCTGCGACAAAAGTCTGTCTTTTATCGCCGTTTGTGTAAATCCCGAGAATATATCATTCCAAACTTCATTGATGGATTTATATGGATTTTCAGCCTCAAAATAAAAGAGATCGTTTTGATTGCTCGATGTTATCTCGTATGCGATGACATCACAATATAAATAATATGTGTCGCCATATCCTGATTCGGTATAAACATATTTTATTCTGTAATAGTCATCGTCAAAATCTAAGGTTTCCAACTCGGTATATGTCGCCTGATCCAGCCGCGACTTTGATCCCGATAACATCATGATTGTTGCAAAGACATCCGGTGTGTAAGCCGTCTGTGATGACCATGTTTCGATACCTTTCTGAATTATCATTTCATTGTCAACCCTAAGACGCGCGGTTCCACCGTATGCCTGAATCCGTCTGTGGTTCATGTCAGACTGTCTTTTGCAGTCAGTAACAAGGAATATGCCATAAGGGATTGAATATATATAATGCTGCAAATCAGTCCGCCATTCCGCACCCGTCACCGAAGCTGAACAATAAACCTCACAAGAGACCTCGATAGTTGCGCCTTTGATGTTTCCAACTCCGACAACTTCACATTCGAAGACCGGACTTTCGCATAAGCCGAATTTCAACTGATCCTGTGAACAAAGCGACTCTGTAAATTTTACGGAATCCATCACAATCAGGTCGTTGCAGATATCACTTCTTTCGCCGCCCGGGAAGTGTATTCTTATATTCTTTTTACAACTGTCGAGATGCAGTAAATCTTTTATTTCGTTAGGAATCGTTAACATATAATCATCTCCCCTGGATCGTAACCGCGAGTTCCGGATACCATGCCTCACCGATTATCTTCTGTTCTCGGGCGGGCCTAAAGTCCATATAGACCCGCCTTTGATTGAAGGTATTATTATTGTTCGTCATCAGCCAAACATTATAAGAGCTGTCATTCCCTTTGACTGATGCAAGCCTCGACAGGAACAGGTTGAACTCGGCCTCGTTCCCGAAGTACATTGTGAATGATCCGGATATCCTCTGCTTTATGACGCTTCTATGTATGTCCGCGTTCGCGTCCTGCCATTCCTTATATACGTCATAAGAATTGACCTTGTACGTTCCCTGTCTGATTTTCCTTGTATAATCATTCTCACCGATCTTAAAAAGCATTTTCGCCTCCTATGCCAGCGCGTTATAACCTGTTGCTGTGACAAGTCTTGTATTCTGATTTCTGACAACCTGGAAGATATCTTTCGCATCGCCGTATAATTCAACATTGACGGACATATTTGAAACCTGTTGCATTGATCCGCTTATGGAATTACCGAGGTTGTCAATGGAATCTGTAAGCGGCGCGTAACCATACGAAAGCAATGAAGGAACCGAAGCCCCGACGGGGTTCCTATATGGTGCATAATTAACAGGGGCTGACCCCTTCGGCGCGTTGTCCGGCGTGTTTCCTGACGGTTTTTCACCGCCTTCGCCGCCTCCGCCGCCTTCGCCTTCGCCGCCACTATTGTCCGCAGGCTTTACATTTTCAAGTTCCTGTCGTGCCGCTGCCGCCGCATTAGCCGCCGCCTGAATTGCTTTCTTGCCTTCCTCGGCAACTGCTGCCGCCAAGCCGCTCATCCAGTCCGCGCCGATCGCGTAACCGGAATCATGATTGAGTACCGAACTGACAGCCTCGAGGATCTGCGCTGATACCTCCGAAGACGCGGCAAGAGCCTGTCCTTCCCGTAAGCCTTCCGCCATGGAAGAATCACCTGTCCGCCCTGCTTCCTTGAATCCTGTTTCAGCCTCGGATTTTGTCTGCTTTGCGGCTTCTTCGGCGACCTTCTTTCCGGCATCCGTAACGGTCTGCTGTTCGCTCTCGATCCCTGACGCGGTTCCTTTGGCCATGTCCTGACCGGCTTTTTCGAAGGTGCCCTCAAGGTCTGAATTCGTCAGCTCGGTTGATATATTCTCGGCGAGGGTCTGTGTTGCATCAACGATATCCTGACCACCTGTTTCGACTGCCTCGGCTGCCGCTTTTGTACCATTCAGCACCACATCCGCATAAGACGCGGTGATCTCGGATGAAACGGAATCCTCAAGCTTCATGTATTCCGCCATCTTTGCGGACCATCCCGCCAGCTCTTCCGGCGAATTGTTCAGCGTGTCGACCAATTCTTGAACAAGTCCAGCGCCCTCGGTACCCATGTCAGCAAGATATTTCAGAACGCCGTCATCAATGGCAACTTTCGTATTGTTTGCGAGAGTCGAGAAGTTGTCTGACCAGTTCTGTATACCGTCTATCTGCGACTGAATATTGTCAGTCATGTCGGAGGTTGAGGTATCCCATTTCTGCGACCACTGCTTTGTCAGGTCGAGCGATGAACTAATGGAATTCTCAAGGGCTTCTTCCATAGCCTGGAATTCCTTGAGAAGGTCTTCGGATACTTCCGCGACCGCGCTCTCCGCTTCCGCCATTTCTTCGAGTGATCCTGCCGCTTCATTAATCCCTTCATTATCGTTAATATAATCAAGGGTTTTCTGGTATTCTTCGCCGAGATCGGTTACGCTCTGTCTTGTCTCATTCTGCTTATCGAGAAGACCGTTGAGTCCTTCCCGCGCTCCTTCGAGTGCCGCATCATACTCGTTATAAACCTCGACCATCATGCCATTCATATCGACATGCTTCTGAGCATCTGCGGCTTTTTCAGTTTCGCACCGATGAACTTCTGCGACTGCATCCGCGACTTGCTCCTCAATTCTGGCAAGCTGCTGCTCAGCCTCAAACTGTTCTTTAGCGATCGCGGTCAACTGCTCTTTGGCTGCTTCAACCTTGGCCAACTTCAGAGATGTATCAATATACTGCTCCATCTCTTCCTTGGTCTGCCCGATAAGCTCTCCATGCTCATTCATGGCGGCATTGAGCTCAGGGTATGTTGATTTTAATTCGGAAAGTATCTGCTGTTTGCGCCCCTGTGATGTTTCTTCTGCGAAGAGCTCATCAACAAGCTTCTTAGATGCTGCCGCCTGTGCGTCAATCTGTGCTATTGCATCAGCTCTCGCTCTTGCATTATCTTCAATGAGACCGTTTAAGGTTTCCGATTCTGATATAACTCTATCGGTCTCTTTTGCTTCTTCTGATAATTCATATGTAAGCTCATTCGTTGAATCAGCTAATTCAATAAAGGCCATTGTTAGCGCAGCAACCACGCCGACAACAAGCCCGATTGGATTCAATTCAAGGGCAACTGTCAAGCCTTCTGTGGCTATGGTGGACAAAGTAACGGCCGCCTCATAACCTATATAAGCCGCGCCTGCAATTTCCACCAAATCAATGAGAGTAGGAAGATTCTTGATGAACCATGTGAGCCCATCTATCATCCCCGGAAGAGCCGATTCGGTTCCATCAATTAACTGCCCAACAAACTCGCCCATAGCATCGGAAAGCCCGGCAAGAGATACGCCGAGATCTCCATTCGTGACTGACTCAGTAAGCCTTCCAACCGCATCGGTCGCGCCCTGAACCGCATCGCGGAAAGCATCATCAAACACGCCCTCTGTGGCTATTCCAAGACCTTCAAGCGCGCTCTGAAGGATGGTGATGTCACCTTTAAGATTATCCTGCATTGTACTCGCCATCTGCTCCGCGGCACCGTCACAATTCCGAAGGCTTTCTGCGTAATCATTAAAGGACATTCCGCCCTCTTTAGCCGCATCAGATACGCCAAGCATGATCGTCTGGAATTTCGAGTACTGGTTCGTTCCTGCAATGATCTTTCCCAGATTGGCCTGTTCTTCATCTGACAGATCGGCCCATATCTCACCCAGACCGTTCAGGATCGAAGACAGGCTGTTCATATTGCCCTCGGCATCATAGACCGCAACACCGTATCCTTCGAGCTTATCGGCTGCATGTTTCGTGTTAGTGGCAACTCTCGTCAGGATCGTATTGAGTGCGGTTCCTGCCTCGCCACCTTTAACGCCAGCGTTCGCCATTGTCGCAAGAACTGCGGTTGCATCTTCCATGGAAATTCCCATTGATCCGCATGTCGCCGCGCAATTCTTATATGACTCGCCGAGAAGTTCAACGGTCGTGTTACTTGTGGACATAGCTGTCGCCATGGCATCAGAGAAATGCGCCGCATCTTCCGCCTTCAGTCCGAATGCCGTGATATAGTCTGTTACAATATCGGAAGCCTCGGCAAGGTCCATATTTGCCGCCGCCGCAAGGTTCAGGACAGGCTCGATCCCGTCAAGCATCTGCTTTGCATCCCATCCGGCAAGTGCCATATATGAGAATGCATCCGCTGACTCCGAAGCGGAATATATCGTCTTCGCGCCCATCTCTCGCGCTTTGTTCCCGAGTGCTTCTAATTCGTCACCCGTTGCACCCGACAAAGCCTCAACGTTCGACATAGATGATTCAAACTTCATCCCGACATCAAGGGCAGCCGTTGCGACTTCCTTGATCGCGTTCGCACAATTCCGCAGAACATCAACAACAACTTGCGCCGATACCAGGGAACCAAGAGATACTTTTAATTTATCCGTGCCCTGGGCCGCGTCATTCATAACGATCCCGAACTTCTTCGTCTCGGTCTCGGCCTCGGTGACTTCCTTGCCGTAGTTGTCTATGGCTTCATCGGTCTCCTTCAAGGCCCTGTCGCACTGAACGAGCTCTGTCTCGGTCTTATTTAAGTCAGTATTCCATTTTGAGATTTTGTTGGATAACGAGGTGATCTGCCGTTCCTGTTTCTCGTATTCCTGATTTGCGTCTGACAGTTCCGCTTCAAGCTGTTTTACCTCATCGGAACTTTCGCCGTATTCTGTCTTGGCCTTTGCAAGCGCGTCCTCAATCTTTTTGATCTTCTCAACCTGTTTGGCCTGCGCGTCCTCGGCCTCTTTATATGCCTTATTCGCTTTTTCTATCTGTTCAACGAGGATTTTACTTTGCTTTGTCAGCTCGGCCTGCTGTTTCTGATATACTTCCTGTTTTGCCTTGAGCGCCTCCATCGACTTTTCATTGTCTTTGAACTGCGTCGTGACAAGTTTCATTTCAGAATCGAACTCTTTGAGCGCGGTCTTGCTCTGTTGGAGGGCTGATCTGAATTCCTGTTCGCCATCTATAACGATTTTTGCACCGATTTTCTTCTGTGACATTACAAATCCCTCATACTTACCCTCGCCTCCGGCAGAGGATATAATAATTTCTGAATCCTTGCATTATGGATCGGCTTGAATGCATCAAACAAATCCGTATACTCGCCCATTCGCATCCGCTCCCAATCCGCCTTTGATAGTCCCATTTCCAAGGCGTGAGCGAGAAAGCCCATAAAATCAATTACCGTGTCCTTGTGGCTGTCTGTTTGGAAGCCTTCGTTTTTTTTCTATCAAAGCACCTTCTGTATTCCGTATGCAGTTGAACTGCAACATCTATCATGGAAAAATCCGCCTCTTTTATGGCGGTTTTATAGTCAAAGTCGTCCGGGGTTTCACCCTGCGCCTTCGCCTGAATACGCCCCTCATTGATGAACATCGGAAGTGCCAGAGCGATCGCTTTAAGGTTTGGCTCGGTGGTCTTGAACTTTATGCTTTCAATCCCGTCTGCATTGATCTCATATATCGGATCGCCGTTCTCATCAAGCACCGGATCAATGCCGATCAGTTTCTGCTCGAATTTCCGCAATGTTCCAAAGTTTTCCTGCAATATCTGCAAGCAAGCAAAATCGCACTTAATCGGCAGCTTATGCCCGCCGATTTCAACAGTATTCAAATTTTCGTACATACTTCTTTTTCCTCCTTAAAAAATGCCAGGGTGAGCTTTAACCCACCCCGGCGCGCGTGAAAAGAAAAACCAACTGCTTACGTTGTATAACCCAGCGTTGTCTGAATGAAGGCCTCAGCACCTTCAGCTGACGCGAAAGTCTTAACGGTCTTCCAGGTATAATCTGACAGAGCTGCGATCGCACCTTCAACGGTGGGAGTCTTGAACTCAATCGAATCACCCTTGGTTGTGTAAGAATCCGCAGCCTCAGCGAACTTACACTTATGGATGATCGTCGCGGTGTATGTCTTCGCACCGTCAAGAACCTCATCAACGACGAACCCGATCCCAACATAATCCGAATTATCATTCGACTTGTATGTGATGGTATCGCCACCGGCAGAGGTTGTAACGGTATGCCCGAACATTACTGTCTGAGCCACGGAAGGAAGGCGATCAGTACCGAGTGAAATGGTACCATCCTTGAACTCCTTCACATACTCATCCAGCACGTTGTCGGCGTAAAGCTTAACTTCATTGTAGTTCGGCGTAATTGAAAGGCTGATAGCCTTGCCGCACTTGAAGCAATTTGTATATGTTTTGCTTTCTTCATTGGAAAGCTTGGCAACATACGGCCTTGATAAACCAACAAATGCCATTTTCTTATCCTCCTGTTGTTGTTACTGTTCTTGTCTCAGATATCTGAACCTCGAAGATTGTCTGCCGGACCTTGTCGGTCCCGTTGTATATATCCCCGAGGAAGCTCTGCGTTGATGTGACCAAAAAACCTGCCCCTTCAAGCAGGTTCCTGATCGTGTGTTTGTCATTAAAATAGTTGTAGTCCTTCGGCGTTATGAACTGGATCTGAAGGAATGTCGTGTCCGCGGTCGGAAGATCATCGCCCCAAAGTGCCGGGGTCTCATCCGTATAAATGAACACTATGTACTTTTTCGCAGTTCCCTCATATTCATCCTGAACAACCGGATATCCCAATGATGTCAGGGTCGTCTTAATTAGTGAATTACAGTTCATACTTTTCTATCCTCTTGTTGAATGAATCTTCTATGATCTTTTCAACTCTTGCCTGCGCCGCGTTCGTGGCCTTCTGCATGAACGGTCTCGCGCTCTGGTGTCCGGGTATTCCGTACTCTTTCCAGATAGCCTTCAAAGCATTACTGACCTGATAGGTTTGTTTGCTCTTTCCGTTTTTGCGCTTGCCGTGGTATTTTTTTGTCGCGCTATATCCTCTGGGCCCGACGTTTACGATCCAACAATCGGTACTCGGTACCTTCTTCGGCGTTGATCCCTTGATGGAATTAACCATTGCTGACTCGCCTTCGTGCATTACGGAAGCCGCCGCCGCGCTTCTCATGGTTCCCTCAAGTATAGGAACCGAAGCCGTCAGAGCTTCTTCTGCTATATCGTCGAATTCAATATCGAAAAGCCCTTCGAGGTCTTTTGCCTCGTATATGTCCCAGCTCGCCATATTACCGCTCCATCTCTTCGCAGGTTACTTCCAGAAAGCCATATCCGCGCTTATATTCCCGAACTATCCGATATTTCGTTCCTTCATACGTGATCTCGGTCGGCTTGTATTCGGTGATCGTCCGTTCCGTTTCCTTGATAAGGATGAACTCGTGCATGTGTACCTTGAAGATGAGGCTCGCTTTTATGCCGTCCTTCAGTCCTTCATAGAATTCTGTATAGCCGACTGACTTCACGTCAGCGAAGATCTTTTTGCTGAGTGTTGTGCCTTTTTGTGTCGGGAATCCGTCGGAGTCATAAGTGGCGGTTCCGGGGATCTCTGTGGATATTGTTATGGTTCTATTCTTCATGCTCATTGTAGTCACCACACAGGGCAAGATCTGCCCGTTTATCAAAGTACATCGTTTTGTATCTTGACCCGTCGTTTTCAAAATCGAACATCCATCGGCAGTATAAGATGATCGCGACAAGCATCTGTTCATCGATGTCAGCGTCAAGTTCGGGAACTTCTACCCCGACGCGCTTAAGATCGAGCTTCGCCGCCGCTATCATATCCGATATCTCGGTATCAAGAGTACTGTCAACGTACCTAAGCGCAAGCTTTACTTTTTCGAGAATTACATCTACAACTGGATCTGACATATTAATTACCTCTTAAGGTCTGAAAACTCTCTTTGCATACGATCTGATGAGCAACATGCCCGATGGATATTGAGCTGTCGCAGAATAGATCGAATCCGCACGGCTTATTGGCTTTCCAACAGAAGGTTAAGTCCTCGCCCAGTCCGAGAATCGGGGAGAACGGAAGCCCCTGTGATGCGTAAATCACAGAAAGCATCTCACCTTTCATCAGACAGCATCCGAAGCCGCAGCCTTCGATCTCGAACTTTGTGTTGTCCGGGAAGTCCAGGAACTCTTCAACCGATGGCTTGACTTCTTTTGTCTCCTCGCAGGTCTTAAGCTCGACCTTCTTCCATATCGACGGCTTGAAGGGACTGCGCCGCGAAAAATAAAGAGCTGTCAGGAAATAGTCATTCCCTATACTCTCAAACATCCGCTCAAGTGTGTCCGGCTCGAATACCATATCGGAATCGAGCCATAACACATAGTCATATTTGCCCTCTATCGCCTTCAGTGCGAGGTTGTTTCTGCTGTGATATATAAGTGAACTCGGCTGTAATGCAATATCAACCTCGCCCACAGGGTTTAGCCGTGACAGGCTCTCGACAAATCTCACGTCGAGCTGGTCCATGCACGGTATCGCAATTAAAGTTTTCATACCTCTTCTCCTTTAGCTGATTAAGCCTTCTTGAAATGAACGATCGCGTTCGTGTCTGCAAGCTTACCATCTGCAAGGGCCATGGCTCTGTATACCCTATTTCCGGTTCTGAACTCAACAGAATCATCGCTCTGTACATCAGGGCTCTTTGCAAAGTTGAACTTGTAGCTCTTAAGGTCGCCAAACAGAATATGATCGCTTGTGCAGTTATCATCTACGATAACCGGGAAGCCGATCAGTCTGTAAGTGGGAGCACCCTGTCCGCCGTCTGCAAGCTTAACGATAGGCTGCTTCTGAGTGTCAACCATTCCCAGAACCTTCTGGAAGAACATGTTGCTGTCCATAACGAAGGAAGCATCTGCCCTGTACTGTGAGCCGAGCTCTGCAACGATCTTCAGCACGTCAGCGTATCCAATTCCTGCGCTTGCCCATGTACCATCAGCGGTAACGAGCGTTGTCAGGATACCAGTTGCCTGATTAACGCCTGAGCCCGTAAGAATACCAGCATCAACGGCCTTCTCAATCTTGTTTGCAAGCCTTGCAACCAGCCACTGCTCGAATGCAGGTACTGACATGGCCGCAACATCAGCGGTGATTGATACAGTCTTGATGAGTTTGTAAGCTCCGAGTGTTACAGCTGCGAGTGTATCAGCTGAATCAGTAGCAGCTGTCGCCATAGCTACCCAGTTAGCATCATTGATCGTATCCTCAGCCGGGAATGTAACGTTTCCGGGTATATAGGACATATCAACGGCAGCGATAAGGGGATTAAGCTCAAGCTTGCCAACGATCATGTTCATTGTCTCGGTCGGGATAGCTGCCGAAGCGGTCATCGCATCCCTCTCTTCAACTGTGAGTTCCTTTCCCTGAAGCTTTTTAAGCCATGCTTCACGGTATTCTGCGGAATCAACCGCAAATGTTCTTTTTTCTTCCATTTTCTTTTCCTCCGGTATTACCGGCTCTGTCTCCGTTTTCGGAAGAGCCGCAACTTTTGCAAGAGTAACCTTGCGGGTTTCAATCTCGTCCAGAAGCGTCTGACGCTCTTCCATAAGTGCGTCCGTCTCTTCTGCGAGTGCCTTTACGTCGGCACCGTCCGTCTGAATTTCCTCTTCAATCGCGGAAAGACGGATCTCGATATCATCAATTCTTGCCATGATGAACACCTCCGATTTTGATCTTGGTTAATGTTTTGAGTTTCAGGTCTTCAAGTTCTCTCAACTCCTGAGCCACTCTTTCGATCTCTCCGTCGCAGAATGAACGAACTGCGCTGATCTCCGTCGCATCATTAGCCGGGAAATTGACCGCTGAAACATCGTAGATCTTCGCAACCTTTGTATGAATTATCGTGTTAGTCTGTCTGTCAAAGTGGTATTCGCCCGGAGCAAATCCCCAGGACATACGATCAAGAAGCCCGTTTGCGATCGCTTCATAAGTGTTTCGGGCATCCTGTGACTTTGACAGGTCAGCTTCCACGTATCCACCGATATCATCAAGCGTGAGCTTCAAGGTATTGTTGCGGTTCCTTGCCATAACAACACCTGTATGATTTACCTGAAAGATGAAATCACTCATGTCGCATTCATCGAATGCTTCGCGCTTGAACTCTTCATATATGGCATTCCCTCTTTCATCCGTATAGAATGCATAAGGAGCCCATTTAAACGCGTAACCACGCACTAAAAAAGCACCCTCGGCAGGTGCTTCATTCTCGGTGATCGTGATAGTGCAGTCTCTGTATTCTCTATTCGCTAGCTTCGGCATTGTCTTCCTCCTTTGTTGTGTTAACCTGGGCGACCTTTGCCGCCATGTCAGCCATCTGTATATCCTCAAGCATGTCCTTTGTGCAATATTCTTTCCTGATGTAATACTTGTCACCGTCATCAATCGGTGCCAGGTTCAATATCTCGCGCCCCTCATTCTGCGATAAAAACCCTCGGTCAAACAGGGCCGTTATCATTTCAAGCTGTTCCTTGTTTGACATATACTGTAAGCGGTTCGCCGAAAAGATGATCTCATTCCCCTGCGCAACCTCTAATTCATTGAATAACATGTTGGTATGTACCAGCGAGGCCTCAATCGCGAACGGCTCAATTTTGCCCTCATAGTACGCATTCCATTCATCGGATGTGAACTTATTATGCAAAATGTTTTCGTTGGTTCCGAAATAGTCAAAAACATTGTCCTTGATCTGCTTGATCTGTTCGGAATCGACTATAAACGGCTCGGATGTAATCTGTTTTACATCTTCATATTTCTGATCGAATAGAAGAACCCCGTTACTGTTTGAAGTCGACAGGTTCATTTTCACGAACCTGTCGCGCTCGGCCTCAATGTCTTGAGGTTTCAGCACTTGCGACAGTTTACCCATGAAGCGGATCGAGGCTGCATTCTTCACACCCTCGATTATTCCCTGATTGTTAGCGTGGATCAGGTCCATTGTCGGCTTCATGCATTTATTCGATTCGCCCAACAATTCATCGTGATACTGGAACTGCGTCATCACGCCGGCTTTTTCAATCTCGACCGCGCCGCGGTTGCTGTTCCCGAAATCATATATGATATATTTCTGACCGTTTGCGCTTGTAATCTGGACCTTTGATGTATCCAGAGGATAAAAGCCGATTATATTGAGCCTGTCATCGAAAAGTGGCGCGATGAATGCCGTATTATCGCAGGCGTAAACCGTAGCCAATCGATATAAATACTTTTTAGTGTCCATCAGCGGATTTGGCTTGAATTGAAGAACCCTTTCGATGTTCTTGTGTCCATTGCCTTTGATCTCAGGATGCAGTTTGCTCACATGCGTCGCAAACGAATGGATCGCCGCGCGGGTCAGTTCCATCTCGTAGATACCGCCCTCGAATGAAGTAAACCGCGGAACGTATCCGTTCATCAGCTGGAAGTACTCGCTTACAGCCTGCTCGATCTTGCCTTTTCTTCTCAAATTGTCAAAAAGTCCCATCTCTTACCTCAATTCATGTTGATAAATGAATCTTTTTTGTCCATATATACTTTGTATGCATCCATCAAAGCACTCGCGCCGTCGCTTCTCTTCCTGCGGTCGGCAGCGTGTACGAGCTGGATGTTATTATTCACGTCAGTTTTCACTTCCGCGTTAATCAAGTTCCATTTCATGACAGGATTGTTATCATAAACAATTCTATGCGCCTTGAAGTCGGCCTGAAGGTTCTTCAAGGGTTGCGAGCATGTAACAACACCCTGTCTCACCGGGATCATTGAATTCTGACCGAACTCTGACTTGAACTGCCGCAAAAGAGTATCGTCTACATGCCATGGATCGTAACCTATGAACAAGGTATACATGTCGTACTGCTCGCGAAGCTCGATGAACCAGTCAAGGAATATGTTCTTGTCGCACTTGTTACCGGGACATGTCCGCATGTAACCTTGCTGTATCCATAGATCATAAGGCACCGAATCACGCCCGCGTCTGTTCCCGAGAAGATCCTGCTGCCGGAGTACCTCGTCAGGTATCCAGAACATGGACTTGACATAGATCTTCTCATCATCCGGGCGGGCCATCAGCGCCACAGCCGCGTTCAGATCGACCGAATCAGCCGCATCGAATCCGCCTATGCAGTAATCGAAGGTCTGATCTATTTTTTCCTCGTTGTTCAGGTCTTCATATCTGAGCCATGCTGTTTCTGCTGTCTGCTTCAGGTTGAAGTCTTTGCAAAGCACGGTCGGCATAAAAGAAGGATCATCTTTCGCCTTTTGAACCATCTGGCGAAGATAATCCCGTCTTTTGATCGTATCTATTCCGGGGTTTGCCTTTATCCAGCATTCCTCTTTATCCCATTCCGAAGGATCATCAAGTTCATAGATGAATGGAAGGAAGCGGTCAAGCTTCTTGCCTTCCAGCACTGATCTCGCATAATCATATTGCGCATCGAATATGTTTTCCCGAACAAATCCGTTTGTAGTGATCTGGAAGAGGATCGGCTGCACCCTGGCACCCATGGACTGTTTTACAAGATCATACAGATCCCTGTTCTTAATTGCTGCGAGCTCATCCACGACGCCGCAATGGGTATCAAGGCCGTCGAGGCTGTTCACATTTGACGCCATTGCCTTGATGAATCCGAAGTTTTCCGGGAAATATAAATCCGCGGCTCTCTTCTTCACATGTTTAGCCAGGTGCTCCGACTGCTTAACCATTTTATATGCGGCATTGAATCCCAGTTTCGCCTGATCGAGCTTCGTCGCCACATTGTACACCTGCGGGGATCCCTCGCCATCATTCACGAGCATGTCGATCTCGACTGCTGCCATCTCGGTCGTCTTTCCGTTCTTACGGCCCTCTATGATAAGGCATTCGTTGAACTGCCTAATGTTGTCTTTATCTACAAATCCGAACAGTGCCTGAAGCCTTGCCTTCTGGAATAACTGAAGCTTGAGCGGCTTGCCTATTTTTCCGCTCGGCTGCTTACAGAATAATTCTATGAAGTCCGTATGTCTTCGGGCCAGTTCGTAATCGAAATGATACTTCCCGGGATGCTTGAACTCATGCAGGAGAAGCTTCGCGACCTTCTTCATCTTGTCGCAGGCCGTGATCTTTCCTTTTGCGATCCCGTCGAAGTAGATTTCGAACTCTGTTCTCATTTCCGGATGTAGGCAAGTAACGGATCTTTCTCGCCCTCAGTGATCGTGTCCGGGAATAGGTCAGATATTTGTTTCAGGGTCGAGTTGTAGTTTTTTATCATAGCATTATACACATCCGCCTCAGATGACTTCTTGAGTCCGGACTGGTTCGCGCCGTTCTGGTACTCTTCAACCCAGCCCTTCTCTTTCAGAACCTTCTGAAGCTTCAAAAGTTCGCCGTCCATAAAGACAGCTTTATCCAGTAAACCGTTCGCGATGCTTTTCTTCGCATCCGGTAGTTGCTCGATCAATGCTTTGATCGGTTTTTGTGATAATCTTGCCATACTTCTTCTCCTTCAAATTGTCAGACAACTCTCTAAAATGTGTCTGACCACACCCTCTCCCGCGATCTTCATCCGATATCTTTACAG